TTTTTTTTGGGGTAGCAGGTATTAAACCTGCTATGTGTTCCACCTCGGGAGGTGGAGTGCACACAGTTTATTTTGGTTTCTGACTTTTCTAAGCAGGACCAAGGTTACAGCCGATTAACCTGAACTTCGAAATAGATGTGGTGGTCTTTACCAAGCACGTTGTTAAGCACTACTCTAGGTGTGCAGGTTACGAACCTATTAACTTGAACTCGACTAGGGCAGGGTCGTTAATGCCTGAGTCTCCATGAGACGTCTACCCAAGGACAGCTCATCAATTGGCTACTTGTTGATCAGATGTCTATTAGACTTATTAATCTTAGGGCATTTTAATGATATTAGGTAAGTTTCGATAATTATAGTTTTGTATATGTTCTTAAACCTTTAAGAGCTATCTTGCAGAATTTTCAGCTTAAATACACTATTACAAATAAGTCTTAAAACTAATCTAATCTTAATTAGGCCATGATATCGGAGCTACCTATTGACTTAGCACAAGAGTGTTATTAGTTAAAGGGTACTCTATATTGTACCTATCAATAAATTATTTAATACCTTCTTTAGCTCTAACCATATCTGCTGTTAATTTAACGGCAGATGTCTTCATCATTGATGATTCCCCTAGCTATGAACTACCACGTACATTACCACTTGATGTTCTACCCTTACCTTTAAATTATAATACACATTATAGTACATTATCATATACAGGTTGAGTTATACTACATATTAGTGCAAACAATTTAATTCTATCTTATACACTTAGGGTGAATAAATCTGGTCTCTCTTCCACAATAGCTTATAATACATTAATTGTCTCCTTACCTGGTTCAGCTGTGCTGAGTGACTGGAACATAGTTTAGATGGTTACAGGTATTAATTCTATATGTGCTTTAATACTTAATGAAATACATTCTGTATTTGGTTGAGCACCTTATACTTATATAATTATGGACCCAGGGCAACCATTTTAAGTGCTAGCAAAACAATCAGAATTCTGACACCATTCCTAAATTATATCTGTTATGGGAGATCCATTTCTTAATGCTGGTAATCTTAACCAACCACCTCCGCCTGTTAAGTAGGCATTAGTAGTATCGTAACTAACAATAGTACCACTTAATTAATTATTGGGGATATTATGGACTTCTTCTAACTCTAATAATTCGTCAGTATATGCATACCTATTGTTCTAATTGATGTATAATCCTCCACTATACTCTGTTAAGGCAAATGTAGGATCAGGAGCATTGTTGGCTGACATAGCTATTATAGTTTTACCACTCATATATTGTGCGCTGCCTATATAATCCACTTAGACTGATAAGCCTGTAACTCTAAAGCTCTAAACTAACCCAATCCTTGAGAATCCTGGTCCATCAAAGAGCTCTGGTAATGTGTTATACATGGTCTGATTAGGGACATAGTCATCTTCATTATAACAAATAATAAAAGGAGCTAATGATTGCACTCCTGCTGATGTTATAAATGCTCCAGTACCAAAATAACAATGTGGATTAATGATTATTAACAGATCTCCATGCGTATTAGATTCAAATACTTAAGTAGTCAAATTTGACCAACCTAAACATGGTACTTATTTTTGCCCAGGTATTAAAGAGCCACTTTTAACTTACTCTGGTACCAATACCGTTGCTATTGCAGATAAGTTAACACCATCACTACAATTTGAATTGTGCATATGTAAATCTTATTTATAAGATACAACTTATTACACACCCATATTACTTAGTTATGTACCATTAGAGCTATCAAACCCTATCCATTACTTGGCTTTATTTATGTAATTTTAAATTGTTGGATTATCTTTTAATTGGTTGTATGCAAACTTTAACACTTATGGTCCATATTGGGCGGCTAAGCCTGCAACTGTGCTAAAAATATTATCAGATAATATATCTGACAATGCTTCAGTATATGGAATAGGACCTTATCGTTACATATAAGTATTGACAATCTTATGTCCTATCATTTGTTCAGCCTTAGCTGGCCCTAAGGCATTAACATATTTAACTAATATTTATGATACATTGTGTGTCCAAGGATTAGGACCAGTATTCATGAGACTTGGTAGATTTTACTCAGTATATGTTTTCTTACCCAACCTAACCCCAGACTATTTCTTTTTCACATCATTAATGATTTACAAGTCTTTGGTTACGTTACCAGTAATACCTAGCTCTTATTTGAGAGCTTTGGATTATTTCTTTTTCTCTTTACGTCTATCATTCTTTTCTTTTAAATATTTTTCATGACTAGCTGTTCTAACTTTCTTTGTTTTTTATTGTTGTTCCATTACAGAGAACAAGGTGTTCCACATAACACACCATATTAAACATATTTTCACTAACAACTATCTAATCTACATCCTTGAACGAATGTTTCGCTTATTAAATCGCTGCAGTTATCGTTTGATTAATATATTTGGCGGAATGCTTCTACACCTAACCTAATGGGGTAGATTGATCCCGTGTATTAATGCTCCACAAGTTCTAAGACCTAATCTATAATACTTGTCCTTTGTTTAGGCACAAGTTGTGGGATATTCAAAAGACTCAATATCTTAAGGTGCATTATATTCTAGGTCTGTATAGTTTAGGAACTACCGAACATGAGGTCTAATGGTATCAGTATGAGGCATAGTTTATTTCCTTAATTCTACAAACTCCTTAACGCCAATGTAGTGTGAATGATCTTATTCTATGCTAACAGTAACTTAATTATTATATTCTGCTATACCGCCTTTGAATTATGCAAGTTGCATTGGCTATGGTCTGGTACCATAAGTTGTGCATCTATTAATCTATTTCACAAAGTTAACTTGGATAGTTGGGCCATTATAAGAATAACCTTATTTAGATAAGAATATGGGGTGTTGAGACACAGAATATTCTGGTATAATGTGACCTAACCCATAAATCTGAAATTATTCATCTTATCCCATATATTATTTCATGTTGTTTATAAATATTTAAGTGTATTATTTAGAGATAATAATGCACGTATCGTCACCTTGAAGTACTAGTTCATAATGGTGGCCTAACTTTAGGGGATATTGTCCTTTCTTTTAACAGAAAGTTATGTAACATAAATTTCGCAAGCTATTACCAAAGCTAGTATTTGCTGCACCTGAAGCTTGTGTACCATTTATATCTATTGTTAACAATCTATTACTTAACTTATTCTTTGGGTGAAACAATTATTTCTTTCCTGTCATTGATAGCTTAATACTTATCTTTAATTTACCACTAGTATAGAATTTCTAGAAGCATTAGAATGCAGGGTAACTAGGGAATAAGTATGGTTATATATCTGCAAATAAATCCCAGTATATGGAATCTATACCTTTGATGTATATATCATCTTATGTAGAGTCAAATCTCTTATAGTCCATGTTTAAGAATTGATAGTCTCCGAACCTATCGCGAATATAATTGCAATGTTTTGCGATTTATTCATCTATTTCATGTGGTTTACAACCTATCAATATATTTTAACGTATGATAGCATTATATCTTGAACTAAAAGGGTTCATTGCGTTGAGCAATGGTTATGTCATGTACCATAATCCATATTACATGTAATAAGCAGCTTTAGGTTTAAACATTGATATACATCTAACAAAAGATTTGTCTTTATCACCCACATCCTCATTAGGTTTCATAAAATGCTCCTCTTAATTTTTACGATATATCTCGTTAACTTTTGTGAAGAACGACAATGTGAAATCCATATGATTGCTGTTTTCTAAGAACTAATCGCGGCCTTAAATCATTTTCTTTCTTTATAAACCTGTTAAACCTTTCAAATAGTCTTCAAATGTTAAATTTTGCTATAGTATGTTAGGTATTTGATCCCTAAACACTTGTCTGAGTTATTAAGCATGTTTAACACATCTACTAGCTGTATTGACATTGGGCAATATTATAGACCAGGCTTATCTGTTTATTATTGCTAATAGCAAGGATTTCATCTTCATCCAATATTCACAGACGCCTAAACTGTTGCTAAAACCTGGGGGTAATGTACCTTACAAATTACCATTATACATTACTATTGCTATAGGGCTTTACATACTGTTTCTTATTATATCCATTATTGGTACGATATAATCTGTTTCATGACAAATGATGGCAGTGATCTTAGATGCAGGATCATCTAATTAAACATCTGCATCATTTATGTATAAATAACTTGATCCAGACTTGGTCATAGCTTTACGTGTCTCATTGGTTACGTATATTGTGTTTATGTTAAGTTTCTATAATTCATCCTAATAAACAACATTATTAGTTTATTTTTAATATTCCATACCCAAGATTCTATTACCCTCAACCATAGAATTGTCTTCAATAGAATGATTTATTATTAAGTTTACTTAATTAGGTTCATTTTATAGCTATACATATTATACATTTTAATCCTATAGGAATGGATTTTATTATGTACGTATCAATTTTTGTTTAATACGATCAATATATGTACGTAACTTTGATTTAAACAATTCCTTATAATCATCATATTTATTAATATATTTTAAATATTAAATTAATACAATTACTAAAAATAATATACAGCTACAAACTATTAAGGTCAGCTTAACTTACTCGGTTTGATTATTAACTACATACTGATCGGTCTAAAACATAATAATGAATATAGCTAGTATACATAAAATAGAAATCACATATACATCAATTGAGCCAAAACATGCAGACATAACTACACCGAAGATAACTATACTGCTAACGTAAATATATTTTTAAT